TGACAATTGGCCAAGAAGACGGTCGCTAACGCCTGCCAAATGGAGGAGCACCAAACCAAGAGCATACTCGATTCGGTTCGAGCGAAGGTGGTTCAACAGTGATGCGGTAGTAACCGCCTCCTTGACTGTTTCAATTTCTGGAGTTGGTGTCATAATCTTCACATCTCCGTCATAGGTTCACATAGGTAACCACGATGATTACCGGGAACCAAATCAATTTGAAGAATCAAACTCAATTCAGGAGTACCTGTATTGACTGTTTCAATTTGAATCAATCCACATGGAAAATTACCACCCTTAATGCGGGTCGTTCCACCGATCGTAGTCGGTGTAATATATTCCAAATCATGAATTTGTAATCCAGTACCTTGATTTGCACCACCGGGATACATTGTATCCGTATGAATACCATCGTTCTCGAATGGGTATGGAGCAATATTATTTTCATTAATCATTTCATAAAGAACATCAGCATCTTGTTCCGTACCTTCATTAAACAATGCGGTCATCCAATTCTCCGGAACGCTTCCTGATGCACCCCTCATGTCAGTAGGTAGATTCGGGTCAGCAATATTAGGTAATGCTCGAGAAGCGGCATAACCTTCAATCAGAGAAACAGCATCAAAAGTGCTTGCACCTAATCCCGGATACGATGCACCAACTGCAATCATTTCAAGGTCAGCTGCTAATCCAACAGGAGAAGTTGTTTCAGGAATGTGTACCTGAGATGGAACCCATTCACCAGCTGTATAAGCAGTGGTTGCCGAAAGCGGCAATAAATTTGCACCAAAACCTGCTTGATGATGATCCGCATCTGCATAAATTTTGAAATCCAAAAATTTTGGTCTTGCAGATTCTGCTTCAGCCAATGCTTGATTATTCATCTTCAACCATGCACGCATAGATTTCTCCCATGCGTTAGACATGACCCAAGTGTCAGGCAATTTTGCGACACGAACAGTGCCTTCAAAACCGGCAGGTCGTAGAAACTTAAATCCTGCAACTGCCCAGTTGATTCCTTGTCGATAAAATCTCCTGTTGATCAAGGAGGCAACTTGTGACAAATCAATATAGTCACGAGTTACTGCAACACTGGCTGGAGTTGTTAGAAATGTCAACGTCTGAACAGCAGGTTGTATCTTATTTCGCTTCGAGTATTTTCTTTGCGCCATAACATACCCCAATAATCGGGGGCTTATAATTCCCCCGTAGCGCCAGCGGTCAACTGTACCAGAACCTCCCTACGAATCTTGTCACCAGTATGCATGCACACGGATCCCAATCTTCTTCGCCCTTCCACCGAAGGTGACATCCTAAAATCGTTGTCACTCGTTGACCGGGTTTAAGGGCTGCTGAAGAGACAATCGTCATAGCCGTCTTCAGGATTGCAGCAACCAAAATGGCAGCGAATCGTGCCGCCCATCATCCGCACTCTACGGTGATGCCTCACCGGTAAGGAAGATTGTGCAGATTTCTCTTTACACCTGCATAGCCAAGGCGCTACGCTTTCGGTGTATCCGTAGATTTCTTCTACGATCGTACACGTCTGACATTTAGTCATACGGTACTACATCCATAATACAGCTGAAGCATAACTCCAGCTGGTTTACACACTTGGGAACCAAGTCATGTTTTCCGCAATATCTACAAACAACGTAAATCATTCTTCTTCCTCCTTCACTTTGAACTCGTACGACGAAGGCCACCAAAGAGTGACCTTTTCTCCGGCAGGGTGAGCCACCTGTCCTCGATGTAAATCATAAATGGCTGGAACAAATCTCCATTTGCCATCATCCATTTTTATTCGCCAATATAGTCGGGGTCTTTGCCTCTCCATGTACCACACTGTGGTACACAGCTATATTAATATTTCAATAAATATTGGGTTCACCAGTAAACGGATCAACACCGGGTGTCCGTTGACGCTGAGCAATTCTCAAAAATACTTGAGTTGCTCCCCATACCAACGGATTACCATAGGAATAAGGAGTATATGCCATGGTAACCGGTTCAAGTACTGCAGGTTTCTTAACTTGCGTTTCCACTGATGACGTTTCCACTGATAACGTTTCAACTTTCGAAACCTTGGCTTGCATACGGCCAGTAATTTGATGAGCCGTGCATTCAATAATTTCACCGCCTATCTCAAAATATGATGTGGCGGTCATTCTACCCACTCCGTTCCACAAGTTTCGCAAACACAATGAATAATTGGTTGCTTTGGATCAGCATCGTCAATAACCACTGCTTGAATCCTGTTAGAAGAACACTTTGGACACAAAGTAATCACTTCTTACGTCGTGTGTTCTTCTTTTTCTTGTTGACAGCAACAAGTTTCTTGGTCGATTTTTTACCGTCAGTATAACGGTATCGAACCAATTTTCCGTCTTTCTTGAAAGTCTTACCATACTTATACGCCATCAGAAGCACACTCCTGACAATTGGCCAAGAAGACGGTCGCTAACGCCTGCCAAATGGAGGAGCACCAAACCAAGAGCATACTCGATTCGGTTCGAGCGAAGGTGGTTCAACAG